AGGAATCACACCAAGACTTCCTTTGACACGCGACAGCCTTAACGGGTATGCTCTTATAGCAGATTATAAAAATTTGGTAAAACAAAATTTTAAAATTTTATTGTTTACTGTTCCTGGCGAGCGAGTCATGGACGCAGACTTTGGTATTGGACTAAAATCATTTTTATTTGAAATGGACAATCCAGGTTTGTATGGAAGAATCGCAGGGAGAATCAGACAACAGGTGGGAAAATATCTTTCTTATATCACAATTGACGATATTGTTTTCAACTCGGCAGCCAATGTTCCAGGTTTTGATCCTAATTTTTTAAGCGTTGCTATTGAGTATACAATAGTCCCGCTTGGGGACATAGACAAAATAGAACTAACTTTACCTGTAGACTAATTATTTGATAAAGAGAGGAACTTCGATTGGGCTCAAAAAAACAATATCCGCTTATTGATTATACATCCAGAGATTTTAATTCAATTCGACAAGATTTAATAGACTACGCAAAACGTTATTATCCAAATACATTCAAAGATTTTAGTGAATCCGGTTTTGGCTCACTGATGGTCGATACAACCGCATATATTGGCGATATTTTATCATTTTATTTGGACTACAGCGTCAACGAGTCTTTCCTCGATACTGCAATAGAGTATCAAAATGTTATCAAATTAGGGCAACAAATGGGGTACAAATTTAACCCTAGCTCTGCTGCATCGGGGGAAGCCACTTTTTACATAATTGTTCCTGCTGCTTCAATTGGAACCGGCCCAGATACCAATTATATCCCCATTTTACAAAGAGGGACCGAATTATCTTCATTAGATAGTATTGGGTTCATGTTGAACGAGGACGTTGACTTTGCAAATCCCAGTAACGAAATTGTAGTGGCCGAAGTTGATAGCGATACTGGTACACCTACGAGTTATGCCATTAGAGCCACAGGACAAGTGGTTTCTGGCAAGTTACAGCAACAAGAAATAGTTGTGGGAAATTTTCAAAAATTCCTGAAATTAAAGTTAAACGGAAATGATATCACCGAAATTGTGTCAGTTACTGACACAGAAGGGAATGAATATTATGAAGTTGATTATCTTTCTCAAGACACCATTTATAAAGCCACTTTAAACAGGGGAGATAACAGCTCCATAACCCAAAATGTTATGCGCCCTTTTGTAGTGCCTAGAAGGTTTGTAACCGAAAGAACTCAAACGGACATATTTTTACAATTTGGTTTCGGAACAGAGAACACTACACTAGCGGTGGATTCTCTCGCGGACCCAAGTAAAGTTGTATTAAAAGTTCATGGCAAAGATTATGTAACTGATGCTACAATAGATCCTGGTAATTTCTTAAAAACTGACAAGTTTGGTGTGGCTCCGTCGAACACGACCTTAACCGTTGTATACCGAGAGAACAATGCAGAAAATGTTAATATATCCTCCAATGCACTCACGACTGTAGACACTCCAATTTGGGATTTTAAAGAACTGGCATCGCTTAATCAGGGAACTTTAGAAACTGTGGTTAGTTCACTGGAAGTTAATAATAGCGAGCCGATAACAGGCGATGTGATGCTCCCTAGTACGGAAGAATTAAAGACTCGTATTTATAATGTTTTCTCCTCGCAAAACCGCGCCGTTACAGCAGAAGATTATAGGAGCTTGTGTTATGGAATGCCAGCCAAGTTTGGTGGTATCAAAAGGGTGAATATCGTGAGAGATCCTACATCACTTCGTAGAAATCTTAATTTATATGCGATTTCTGAAGGCGCAGATGGCACCCTGATTCAATCTAATTCGGTAATAAAACAAAACTTAAAACAATGGCTAAATCAAAGTAAAATGATTAGTGATACTATTGATATTTTAGATGCCAAAATTATTAATATTGGGATAGAGTTTACAGCGATTGCAAGCCTGGATGCGAACAAGTTCGATGTATTGAACGACGCAATCTTAAAACTTAGCGAATATTATAATAGAAAATTCGAAATAGGTCAACCATTTTATGTTTCAGATATTTATAGTCAACTTAATAAAATGAAGGGAATCATTGATGTGACCAGAGTTAACATAGTTCAAAAAACGGGAACTAATTATTCAAGTGTTCCTGTGAATATTAATATGTTATATTCTGCTGATGGCAGTTATATTGATTGTCCTCAAAATGCTATTTTTGAGATAAAATATCTTTCGACAGATGTCAAAGGAACGATTAAATAATGGGAATCAAAAGATATACTGCCATAAATGATAATACTATTACTAATGCCTTCGATTCTAACTTAGTCACACGAGGCACTGGCAGCAATATGGGCTTGGCTGATTCGCTAGAAGTCTTTTCCATTTATGCTCAAGCTACAAGTGCATCTAGTGAATTAAGCAGAATTATTACCAAATTTCCCGTTGTTACGTCTGATGCAACCACCACCATTCAGTCAGATCGCACAGCAGGCACAATTCCTGCAAGTGGAAGCGTGGATTTTTATCTCCGCTGTTATAATGTTAAACACACAGCGACACTACCCAGAAATTTTACTCTTGTCATCTCTCCTATTTCTCAATCTTGGCAAGAAGGAAATGGTCTGGATATGGAGCAATATTCAGATCTTACTTATGGAGGCACAGGTTCAAACTGGATAAATGCCGCCGCACAAACTGCTTGGGAAGATAAGAGTGGTATCGCTCGACCGGGTGGAAGTTATTTAAGTGCTTCATGGAATGGCTCACCCGTTACTGATTATGATGAATTTAACTATACTCAAACTTTTGGAGAAACCGGCACGGGAGATTTAGAGGTCAATATTACTGGCTTAGTTGAAAAGTGGATTGCTGGGGATTATAGCAATTATGGTATGGGCATCATGCTCACCGCGAGTCAAGAAGACGGAGCTTTATCTTATTATACAAAGAAATTTTCTGCTCGAAGTAGTGAATATTTTTTCTCTCGCCCTATTATCGAAGCTCGCTGGGATTCGGTAAGAAAAGATCAACGAGGAAGTTTTTATGTCTCCAGCTCTAATTTAAGTGCAGCAGACAATAAAAACACACTTTACCTCTACAACTATGTACGAGGTCAACCAAAGAATTTGGCTAATGTAGGAACAGGTCCGATTTATGTAAATGTTTATACATCTGCCAGTCAAGGTGAGCTTTTAACTGCAACACCAAATAGTCCGGTTACTGGTGGTTATGTAGATGTGGGAATTTATAGTGCATCCTTTGCGCTTGATACGACGGCGAGTTTCGCTTTTGATCGGTGGTTTTCTGGTTCTTCCGGTTCTGCCATCACCACAACTGGTGCGAAGATATATCACACGGGATCGTTTATACCACAGAAGTTCCTTTCTTCTAATATTTATTCAATCCCTCGTTATGTTACAACTATTACAAATTTGGAGCCTCAATATTACAATAATGGCACCGCAAGGCTGCGCCTCTTTACTCGATTAAAAGATTGGAGTCCAACTATTTACACAGTAGCATCCAAACAAATTCAAAACGATATTGTTGAAGATGCTTATTTTAAAATCTTTAGGATTATCGATGAAAAGGATGTTATATCATATGGAACGGGTAGTTTAAACCATACAAAACTCTCATATGATGTAACCGGGAGTTATTTTGACTTAGATATGAAATTACTTGAAACTGGTTATGCTTATGGAATTAAGTTTGTGTATTATATAAATAATGCTTATCAAGAACAGCCTGAAGTTTTTAAATTTCGTGTAATAGAGTGAGAATATGTCAAACCTTAAAGACCTTTTTAGTGGCAAAAAAAGTAATAAGCTTTTAGAAAATGCAACACAACGCTCTGTTGGGGACGCTGTTGAGTCCCCGGATTATCTAAAATCCAATATCAAGCAGAAACAAAGGTTCATTCCAGCAGTAGACTTTTCTTCTGCGTCTAATTTTGCAATTTATGGGTCTGCTGAAAAATACTATGAAGATTCTTATAATTACGTTTTAAATGAATATCCCTATGATGGATCTTTAAAAGAGAAAATTAATTGGAGTTTAAGTGGTACATATTTTGATAGGCATATTTTTGAGAACGAGTATCCACGGTCAACTGGATATATTAATTTTGGAGAATCTTATGGAAGTGTCACCGATGCTCCTACAGGTTATGATGCTCCCAGTAATAGAGAGTGGATCTTTTTTAAAGGAAATAATGCTAATTCT